CTTAATAAAAAGAAACAAACTGCTAAAGTCAGCGCTAAAATAGAAGCTTCACAGCAACAACCCCCAGCTATGAAGGGAGAAGGAGCTGCTCAACGTGGAGATAAGCCAATTGACCTTAACAAATTGTCTGAAAAAGAATTTCAAGCGCTACCTGACGAAACACTTAAAAGATTGCGCGGTGATTTTGGGTAGTATAAGATAGAAGTTCGTCCGCTAAGACGATACTTAGCCCTCGTCGTGGAGGTAAAGCACGTTATTCGTCAATCAAGACGTAAAACATGATCGAGCTCGTGTTCGTTACAATCACGTAGACGTTTCCCAACGATAAAGGGTAGACGGGTAATAGTCGCCCCAGAATATAGCGACTGGTTAACTTTTAAACTTAAAAGGTATATAAATGGCTAATACAAACTTTAGCGCGTTGACCAGTGAACAGCTCACCATCTGGTCTCGTGATTTCTGGCGTGTCGCTAGGAATATGTCCTTCATTAATCAATTCGCAGGTAGCGGACCCAACGCAATGGTTCAGGAAATTTCTGAACTTACCCAATCCGAGAAAGGAGCAAGAGCAGTTTTAACTCTTCTTGCTGACATGACCGGAGATGGTATTGTTGGAGACAACACCTTAGAAGGAAATGAAGAGGCGTTAAGATCCTTCGACATCGTCGTGCAGCTTGATCAATTAAGATTTGCTAATAGGCTTTCGGGCAGACTAGCGGATCAAAAATCAGTTGTGAATTTCCGTGAGCATTCTAGAGACGCACTTGCTTATGCAATGGCTGATAGGATAGACCAACTTGCGTTCTTGTCGCTAGCTGGTGTTGCATATACTAACAAAAACAATGGCGCTTTAAGATCTGTTCTTACATCAGGACAGAACCTTGGAGATCTAACGTTTAACAGTGACGTAACTGCAGCAACAAGTAATAGACACAAAAGAATTAGTGGCAATAATCTTGCTGCTGGCTCTGTTACATCTATTACTGCTACTGATACTTTGAAGTACAGACATATTGTCGATCTAAAAGCTTTTGCTAAAGATCAGTACATCAGAGGAATGAGAGGCGCTGGTAATGAAGAAATGTATCATTTCTTTGTTTCTCCGCAAGTAATGGCTGACCTTAAACTCGATTCAGACTTCTTATCAAATGTAAGAAGCGCTGGAATCAGAGGGCCAAACAACGAACTATTTGCTGGATCTTCTAGCTTAATGGTTGACGGTGTTATGGTTCATGAGTTTAGGCATGTATTTAACACTTCGGGCGCTACAGCCGGTACATCCAGCAATGCTGGTTCTGCTGGATACAAAGGTGGTGCTGATGCAGATGTTGATTACGCGTCATGTCTATTCTGCGGTGCACAAGCACTTGCGATGGCTGACATTGGTCTTCCAGAAATAGTTGAAGATACTTTCGACTATGGAAACCAAAACGGTATCTCAATTGGTAAGATTTTTGGTCTTAAAAAACCTAAGTACAATTCTGACATAACAGGTCAGTCTGAAGACTTCGGTGTTATAAGATTAGATGTCGCATTCTAATTGTGATAACATTTTATGGGTGGCTGACAATTGTTAGCCACCTGTAAATTTATTAAGGAGTAAGATATGAAAGTAGTATTTGATCAAGACACATATGTAGCATCTACTTGGGGGCACGCAGATTCATTTGAAGCTGGTGTACCTAAATCTGTAGGGCACGATTTTGGAGTTCTGTGTTTACAACAGGGCGCAAAAGAAGTTGAAGAAGGTGCAGTAGAGACTGCTCCAGTTGTAGAGGAAGCACCTGTAGAGACTGCTCCAGTTGTAGAGGAAGCACCTGCGGAAGAACCGACAGTAACTTTTGAAGATATGACAAAAGTTCAGTTAGAAGAATATGGTCGTACGATTGGCATAGAATTAGACAGACGTAAGACTAAAGCAGCTTTGATAGAGGAATTAAAAGCAGCTCTTAACTAAAAATGAAATATGGGAACACTGACTGGGGCTAATTTAATATCTAGGATTCAAGACACCCTACAAGACACCACAAGTGTTCGATGGTCTGAAGCAGAACTTCTTAGGTATTTAAATGATGCGCAACGTGAAGTTGTAAACCTTAGACCTGATGCTTCAGCTCTTACAGCTAACGTTCAATTAAGCACAGGGACTTTACAAACTATCCCTACTAGTGGTTTAAGGTTAATAAAAATTACTAGAAATATGTCTGGCACTTCTGGAAGTGCTACAGGGGGCAGGGCCATTCGCATTGTTGATTTTGACATACTTAATACCCAAGAACCTGATTGGAACGACCCGACTGTAACAGGAGACGCCACGCATGGCACTACTGTAAAGCATTACGTGTTCGATCAAGACGATCCCAGAAAGTATTACGTTTACCCTGGCGTAGCTGGTAGTGCATACGTAGAGATAGTTTATTCTAAGTCACCTGATGATTTTAGTTCTACTTCATCTACGCTTGATATAGATGATATATTTGCAAATGCAGTTATAGATTTTGTTTTATTTAAAGCTTATTTAAAAGATTCTGAATATGCTGGTAATGTACAGCGTTCTAGTCAGCATTATCAACTATTTGTAAACAGTTTAGGTTCAGGCACACAAGCGCAAAACCTTATAAATCCTAACTTTGATTACGCCGCTAGGGGTTTAGCTACCTCTAATGTAGGAGGATAATATGGCTACCTTTGATTCGCTAGTAAAAGAAGTACTACCTTATGTTCCCGGTTGTCCTGATACTTTAGTAGAAACTAACTTACGCGCGTCTACAATAGAACTATGTGAGAAATCTAAAGCATATGTTGTTGAGCTAGATGTAATAAGTAGCATAAGCGGAGTTTTTGAGTATGAGTTTGATCAACCTACTGGCACAGATGTACATCAAATTTTGTGGATGACCTATGACGGCGAAGACATGGATCCGACTAGTCCCCGTAGTTTAGAACTTAACTACCCAGACTGGAGAGACCGAACTGGTATACCTGAAGTGTTTTTACAGCAATCTCCAGATATTTTTTATGTAGCACCCGTACCTAATGCTACTAGGACTGATGGGTTTAGGGTAAGTGTAGCTTTAAAACCTACTAGATCTTCTAACAACATAAATACAGATTTTTCTACAGACTACAGAGACGGAATTGTTTTTGGAGCTTTGTGGAGGCTATTAAGAATTCCTGGAAGAGAATGGAGCGACCCTAGAGCTGCAGGAGACTATAGGACTCTTTTTGATGAACAAGTTAGAGAGGCTGAAGCGAGAGCCAGAGCCGGTGATCTAGGCGTTAGGAGACTAGTTAAATATAAAGGGGTTGGACTAAACCCAAGAAAAAGGTATAGAAGGTATGGCAAAGAGCTTGACTATTAGTGTTGATGAGTTTGTTGAACCACAACTTACAGATATACGAAAATGCTGGGATTATGTAAAAGCGGGCATTAATTCTATACTAGAAGCCGACCCTAATATTTCCTTTAAGCCTGAAGATATTTACAGCGAGTGTGTAAATGAAAGGTCTTTTTTATTTACTTCACCGACTGGTTTTTTAGTTTTAACAACTATAGTAGACGCTCTTACTGGAGACAGAAGCTTATTAATTTTACTGGCATATGTTCATGAAACTGGTAACCATAATTGGCCCAAACATGTACAATGGTTTGAAGATGTAGCGCGTGGAGCAGACTGTAGATTTATAGAAGCAAGGTGTTCTGTTCCAGAAATGGAGGATTACGCTAGTAAACAAGGATTTATTTTAAATACAAAAGTATATACAAAGGAAGTCTATGGGAAAAGGACCTAAAAAAGAAGAATATAAGCCTACAGAAAATGAAAAAATGCAGGCTTCAATTGCGCTTAAAGAAAAACAAGATTTTGATAAGATGTATGGCCCGCTATTGCGTGAGATGCGCGATCTAGCGGATTCAGAAGATTTTACTCCTACAGCTACTGGGATTGCTAATGCAGATACAATGATAGCGCTTACAGCAAAACCAAGTATACAGGCAACAAGATCTGTAGATGCGGCGGCGGATATTGCCTCTGCTGCGGGAGCTCAAATAGGGAAGGCGACATCAGACGCCCTAACTGCAAAACGTAAGCGACAGGTAGGCGTATTAGGAGTATCTAGAAACCAACAAGCTGATGCTACTACTGGTCTAGGTAAGATATCTAAGATGGAAGCTACTAAATCTTTAGCAGAAGCTAAAGATAAACAAATGTTGCGTGACGCTAGAACTTCGGCTGGTATTAGAATTGCTACTACTGGAGCATCCGCGGCTTATGCTAAATCTAAAGGCTTAGATGGCAAAGAGTTTAAGTTATTTCAAGATATGGCAGGTTTAGGCGGAGGACTATTTAAAACATAATGGCAATAAATCTAGGCTACAGTCAAGTTATGGAAGGGTATGGGATGCAGAACCCAGAAGCTATTGAGTTTAATGTTGGTATGTTGCCAGAAGTGACAGACCCTGAGAAAGCTTACGCCGATATAGCTAGATCAGATTATGAAGACTACATGAGAGACTTTAGACCTTTTGAAGAGCGTTTATTAGAGTCTAGAGATGATACTAGTCTAATAGACCAAGCAGACGAGACTGCTACGGAAACAACACAACGAGCAAGAGAAATACAACAAAGAAACATAGAAAGATATGGTGGGGCTGGCCTAACTGCAGTGCAGAAGCAAGAACAGGAGAAAGCTCTTAATTTAGGCGGGGCTTTAAATAGAGCTGATCTTCTTAATAGATCACGTATCCAACAAAGAGAAGTAAATCAAGCTACGCTTGCTGATTTAATAAATATTGGACAAGGCGTTAACAGAAGTGCTCTTGGCCAATTAGATACAGCAGCTCAGAACTCTGCAAGAAGGGACATGGCTTATAAAAACGCAAGAGCAAATCACAGAGCAAACATGACAAACTTAGGCGGGTCTTTAGCTAGCGCTGCTATAATTGGGTTAACTTTTGGTATGTAGATATGGCACAGAGTTATAATAGTTTTGCAAAAGCTTTTGAAAGTGCACTAGGTAATGTATCTAGAGCACAAGATGCTGCTTTAAAAAGAGAAGCTTTAAAAACACAAACAGAAATTGCTGAATTTGGGTTAGATGCTAATAAAGCAAACCGTGAGATTTCTTTTTTAGACTCTATTGATGGGTTTATGGACCTAAATGCAGAAACAGGTCTTTATGAATTAGGCGAAGGTTATCTAGAAGCTTTTCAAAACATGGACCCTAGGACTAGGCAGTATGTTTTAAATACAAACACTAGTTTAAATCAGTACATAAATACAAAGGCACGAGAAGGGTCAGGCGTAGAACAAGGAGAGGTAGGTGGCCCTATAGTTATAAACAAAAATAAACAAGGTAAGCCTTTAGTCCCTACTAGCTTAACCGACCGTAGAGCAGAAGCCGAAGCATCAGGCAACGCTGATGCGTTAGCAGCTGCGGACAAAGACATAAATGATTGGATAAGTGGCGGTAAGTCTGTTGTTATGGTTCCTTTAAAACGTAAAGACGGCAAGTTTAGTTTCTTTACAAGAAACAGAACAGATAGAGAAGATGACAATACCTTACTGTTAAGCGGTGCGGAGTTTGGGTCTCTTTTACAAGGTAGGGTAAATCAACTTTATACTGCTATTAATCCTACAATGTCAAGAAAGGCTCAAGCGCTTTCTCAACCTGATATACAACAGACTTTAGGTGTTACAGGGACAGGAACAGACGGCGTTACTACTGATACTTTAATGGACGACGTACGAGTAACAGGACAAGAGGCTTATAACGCAATAGATAATCCCAACAGCCAGATTAGGGGAGCTGACCAATCCGTGGGCTTACAATCTGCGACCGCTTTAATACAAAAAGGAATTAGTGCAGACAAACTTGAAAAATGGAATGACTATAAAGCTGCTGGAACTACTCAAACTAGTTCTATAGAGGGGGTTAGTGACGTAGATCTTTTGAAAGGCTTACAACCTGGAGGTCAGTATGACTTCTTTAAACTTAGTGCAGATGAACAGAGGGAGGTCTTAAGCAAACTAGGTGGGAATACTCTAGGCGGAAGAATTGGAGTCAATAAAAAAGCTCAAGATAATTTATTAACTAGTGGAAATGTTCCATTACGTAGGTATACAGATACTGTTAATGTTAAGAAAGGGAAAAGAACAGTACCTCAATCTACTTCTGTTGTTGAGTTAGAAAGACAAGCACCACAGACTATAACTCAAGGAGGCGTTACCTACACAGCTGATCCTGGTTCTACTAATTTAACACAACAACAGTTCATGGATGGCATAGACATGTCTCAATATCCAGATCTCTCTAAAGTAACGACTAAAAAAGCAGCGTTAGATTTAGTAAACAGCGGTAAGCTTACTGATTTTATGTCAGATGACCTTGTAGCCTCTTACAAAATTGCATTACAAAATGCTGGAGTCAACAGCGGAGAAAGTTTTAAACAAGCAGTTGCAGATAAAAAAGTACAAAATCCTTTTCTTGCTAGTTTAGTAGTAGCTAGTGCATTAGCTGGACCTGAGACTACGGAATCAGATGTTAGGAATTTAGCGACTAGTCTAGTTAACAACATTAAAACAGGTGATCCTTCTGTTGATAGCGGTGAATTACTTCAAGCTGCTAGACAAAATATAGATACAAGACAAGCGTTCTTAAATTATAGAAAAGATTTATCTAAGGATGCTAAAGAAGCACAAGATGAAACATTAGATAATTTAGTAACTACGTTAGATGCGGCTATTGCTGATCTTTCTGACGAAGACGGTGGGGCTTCTTCTGCGTATAGGATAGCTAGAACTGAGATTGATGCTTTTTTAAATGACATACCAGATAATTTAGATAAATTAGGTATTTTAAAAAATTCAACAGGTAAAGGACAGAGGGTATTCCAAAAAGTCAAAACACTGGTATCTGAATCGGCTTATAATAAGTTGGATCAAAATTTCAATTTCTTTTCAGCAGATTTTTGGGGGGATATACCAGCGCCTAAAAACAGCGACGCTTTCGCTAACGCTTTTGAAAATATGGCTTGGAGAGTTGACGCTAAGGGTACACCAATTGAATTAGTAACAGTTGAAACTTTTGGAGGTCAATTGACCGAAGCTGAACAAAGTTTATCAGCTCAACGAATTGAGAACGCTGTAGGTCCTACAGACTATGCGATTTTATTACGAGTACTTCCAGTATTAAATCCACAATGATATGCAGGTTGGACAAAGAAATAAAAATTGGCTCAACGTTCGTTACAATGCTAACAATAACTGGCTAGGTCAGGTAGGATCTGATAACGATGGTTACGCCCAGTTTGAGCATCCCCTTTACGGACTAAGAGCTGCCGATAGAGTACTTCTAAACTATAAGCTACGCCATAACATAGACACAGTTGAGGATGTAGTAAACAGGTTCGCTCCTCCTTCAGACGACAACCCTACTGAAAATTATATAAACTTTGTATCCAATAGAACTGGGTACAACTCCCAAGCTAAAATTGATCTAGAAGATCCTACAGTTCGAGAAAACCTTATAGAATCCATGCTAGCTTTCGAAACTCCCGATGCTTTAGATGACTACTCTTCTGACTTTATGCAACAGGCTAGAGGCTTAGACCCCGACTCTTCTAAACCTAGAACTGTAGACCCAGATACTGCATTTCAATTATTCACTCAAAAGGAAGAAGATAAAAAACCTTTTTCAGGTGGGCAGGTTGGGGACCTCACTGACGATAACGTATTAGGAGCTTATGACAAAACTAAGTATGGAGATTTAGCAAGTCAACCGTTAGAGGCAGGTACGCCCGCTGGTTTGGAAAATGACCCTTATAACTTTTTTACTCGAGGAGTTAGAACAGGCGCAGCTAATGCTGCAGCTAACATAAACTATTTTAGAGCTTTAGGTAATCAGCTTCAAGGGGATGAAAAGGCTAGAGATAATGCACTAGCAGAAGCTGAACAAATGGAGTTAGAAGGTTCTGCTTATATGGCAGGGCTTGAGAACTTTGAAGAATTTTTAAATGAACCTACCTTTGGTGGTTTTATAAATCAAGCGATTGGAGCTACTGGTCAGTTTTTACCTTCTGCTGCAGCCAGTATAGCGAGTGCTATAACTGGTGCTGCTGTAGGAAGTTTAGTAGCGCCGGGCCCTGGGACTTTAACTGGAGCTGCAGCGGGGCTAACGGGTTCTGCTATGACAAAAGCGTTAGTTCAAAAAATAGGAGCTAAAGAAGCTGAACGTATCGTTAGAAAAAAGATAGCATACGAACAGGCTAAAAAACAAAATAAAAAAAACCTACCTCCAGCCTTAGACGCAGATGAAGAAGATTTTTTAAGAGGGGCGTATCAAGTAGTTCGAGGAAAGTACGCAAAGCGTGGAGCGTTGGTCGGTGCAGCTGGTCAAGAGTACCCACAAGGGGCAGGTATTGCGTATGGCAATTTTGCTGACCAAGATATGTTGGACTCAGATAGAGCTTTTCAGGCATTGGCGTTGGGCGTGCCTTTTACAGCTATAGGCGTAGGCGGAGAAGCTTTGGTTGCTAGAAGTTTTATAAACCAAATGAAAAAGGGAAATGGCCCTGTTCATAATAGAATCTTAAAAAGTATTGGGGCTTCTACAATAAGAACTGCTGGTACCGAAGGTGCAACAGAAGGACTTCAAGAAGAACTTAGCATCCAACAGAAGTTCGCTATTGATGATAGTTATACTCAGGCTCAAGCGAATTTGGATAGAGCTCAAGCAGTGTTTGCAGGATTTTTTGGTGGGGCGGGCATTGGTGGAGCAGGTGGTACAGTCACCAGCATTATAGGCAAAGCTAGAACAGACATAGATGATGTTCATACTCAAGAAGCTGCAAGGGATTGGGAAAAAGAAAGAGTAGGCGAAACAGAAGCAGGAAGAGTATACAAGGAACCAGAAGAATGGCTTGGTTCACAGTATGACGCTATGCTTAATCCAGATAATAAAAAAGACTCTATGTATATAGATAGGGATAGTTTTGATACCTGGAACAGTTGGGTTAGAAAGAATGGATCAAAGCTACGAGACAAAGGCGTTTTCTATACGACAGCTGGAGGTAGAAGGATTGTAGACCCAAAAACAGGAGAAGTAGTAACCTCTGAAATGGGTCTGTTTATTACCACTAATGAAAGAAAAGCAAACTCTTTTAAAATGAGAATGGAGAAGAATCCTTACAACACTACTGTACTGGATTCTGAACTTGTAAACGCGTTAGGTTACGCACACAACCGAAAGCCTGAAGACACCATGGTTGTAGAAGTACACGACGATCAAGGTAACCCTGTTTGGTACCAATCTACTAATTCTCAAGACTTAGATGCAACGGTAACACAAGCCAATGCTTTATTCGCTGGGTCTAGTTACACAGTACAACCAGCTAAAGAAGTTGAAACGCATTTACGCGAAAGGAAAGCTAAGTTACCTCAAGAAGAACCAGATACTAGAAACTTAGAGTTTGATGATGACGGCGAGGTTATAGAGGATGACGTTGATACCGATGAAATAGGATTTGAACGAGAGAGTCAAATTGCAGGTGTTGCAGAGAGAGCTGAACAATTAGATGTGCCAGAAATATCTGATGATCCTGCTATTTTAGATAGGACTAAACAAGGTTGGGCACCTGGTAGGGGTAGAGACGAAAAATTAAAAACAACAGCTAGAACTTTATTCCCGGTGCAGGCTGTATATAACGGACCTATGGAATCTGACCTAGCAGCAGGTTTTTACTCTGACTCGTTACTAAATGCTTATGTGAAAGTAGCAAAGAAAAATCCTAATAATTTATATATTATTCAAGAAAATAATAATGAGCGATACGAAATACGTAGGCTTCAAACTCCTGACTCTACTGCAGATGTAGCTTTAGATTTACCTGCACAAGTCACTAGAGCATTGAATATAGAGAAATCTAGAATTCGTAATGAAAGTAAAAAAACAGGTTGGAAAGTAAAAGGCCCAAACATGACTGCACCTAGGCCTGTGTATATGCCTGCTTTAGTTTCTGCAGGCATTGGATACAACGCTCAACTAGGTCTTAGTCAAACTGCAGGCACTAGGGGATCGAAAGACGCTGGGTTAGATGGCTTAAACACTGTGTACCTATTACTTCGAGATTTAGGGTATGAACTTAGTATTGATCCTACAGTTCAAAATCCTGTAACTTATGGAAATCTTACTTTATCTGAAGCACAAAAAGCTCCATTCAGGGGAACTACGGAAACTGATGTAAATTCCCTAATACAACAAATTGAAGATACTGGCCAGTTCACTTTAGAAGAAATACAGCAAGAGCTTATAAATCGAAGACGTGAGAAAGGGGAGACAGAAACGAGCATAGAGACTGTTGAGGAGTTTATAAACGAAGATGTAAACCCTAATAGTGATCCTAGAAATAGAATTGTGACTCCGTCTATGAGGGCGGAAGGCCAGTTTGAGTTTGATCCTACCACTGGCGGAGTTCCTACTGCACAAACTGAAGTCCAAGAACCACTAATTTATGTGGATGAGGGTGATCCAAGAGTAGGAGATGGAAATACAGTAGTCCTTACACAAGAACTTAAAGATCGAGGGTTTGAACCAGGAGATGAAGTTTCTCCTAGTTTTGGCCCAAGAGGTGCAAATAGAAGAGTTATAGTAGAAAGGACACAAGAAACACAACAAGGACTTTCTCCAGAACAAGAAGCAACTGCTGCTTATAACGCTGCTACTTTTTATGAGCTAGGACAACCTACTAGGAATTATGCCACTAGGCCTCAAGCTCCTAAAATGACTTACACAGTATCAGAAACTTTATCTAATAGATTTGGCGCACCAGGTTTTGTTGAAAGTTTAATGAACATTGCGAGAGATAAATTTAAACTTACAAGTGAAATAGCAGTGCTTTCAGCAGATGAAAATCCTAATACTGGTAATCCTGAAATAGACCAGTTAGTTAGAGACCAACAACAGATAATGCAGGAACAGGACTTAAAAGGTCGAATTATAAATTTTAGAAACTCTAGTATTATTTTGGTAAACCTTAATGAAGGTGCTACTAAGTTTGAGCAAGGTGTTGCAGCATTAGCGCTAGCTCACGAGCTAGGACATGCTGTGTTTAACCAAGAAGCTATTAACTCTTTATCTAATAAAACGCTGTTCAATAATTTATTAAAAGAATTTGAAAAAGCTAAACAAGAAATAGGCACTAATCAGTATGAAGGCGAGTTTGGGTTTGAAGAATGGTACGCAGACCAAATAGCTGCTTACTTATTAGATCCTACAAAATCCGCTAAAAACCAAGCTCAATCTTTTTTCAAAAGAATTGCTGCAAAAATACAAGAAGCGTTTAACTCGTTAAGTTCAGTCGTTAGACAAAGATTTGACCTTAACCCGACTTTTGCTGAGTATGTGGAGGAGGTTACTAGCTCATACAGAGATGGAACTAAAGACCCAATAAGACAACCAACTAGCTTACCTGAACGGTATTATGTTAGAAACATTGTAGATAACTTTATACCTCAGACTGTAAAAAATGTAGCGGGTAAAAAACTATTTAATGATTTAAGAAAAACAACTGCTGAGTTATTATCGTCTGATAACAACATTCCTAGAATGTTGAAGTACATTTTTTATGATAATGATAATTTTTTAAGATCTTTAGGCCCAATAGGTAAACAGATATCAGAAATTTTTTATTCTCCTACGCAAACTAAAACACAAACAGGGTTTTTAACTACTAAAATTGTAAAGATAAACGCAAAAGTAAATGAACTTTCTAACATTTTAGGACTAGATGAAGTCGCTGCTATTACACCAGAGGCTAAGCAAATATTGTTAGAAGCAGAAGATAATACTAAATCAAATGAAGAACTAAGTGAGAAGGCAAAAGAAGTTAGAGAATGGTTATCTAATTTTTATGAGCAAGAAGGATTAAGCGAATTAGGTATTCAAAAATTAGAAAACTACTACCCTAGGTTAGTAAACATTGCAGAGATACAAAACAGCCCAGCTCTTAGAGACGGGTTAGTAAATCTTATAGTTGAATTTAACCCTTCTATAAATGAACAACAAGCTACTGAAATGGTAGATAACTTAGTTGTAGATCCTGATAATGGATTACTAGAGGGCAATGAAACTAATGTTACTGAAGAAGAGTTTAACGATTTTAATTTAGGTATATTAAAACAAAGAGCAGAAGCATTTAAAAATATACCAACCGCACGTTTGCGCCAACTCAAAGACGGAGATAAAGAAGCTTTGACTTCTCCAGACATAGCTATAAGAAGATATATCGGAAATGCGGTAAAAAGAGTTGAGTATCAGAAAAAAGGAGGGGCAAAAGAGGTAGAAAAACTTATAAGTCAGCTACCAGAAGAACAACAAGAGTATGCAAGAAACGCAGTATATGCATTATTAGGCAGAGTGAATCCTAATATGTCTGCGCCATTTAAGTTTATAAACAGTTGGGGTCTTGTAGCTAATATAACTACCTTACTAGCTTTCTCAGTATTTGCGTCTTTACCCGATTTAGCTGGTCCAGTTCTTAGATCAAAAGAATTTAAAGGTTGGAGAAACTTTGGTAAAGAGTTTGCTAACTATGTACGTAATCCCGAAGAAGCAGCTAGGTTAGCTAAGGACATAGGAGTTATTTCTACTGAAGCGATAAACACTATGTATATTAATGCTGGTGAATTAGATTTTATGAGTGAAAAAGCTAAACGTTTTTCTGAAGGTTTTTTTAGAGTTACGATGCTTGAGTGGTATACAAGGTTTACTAGAATAATGGCTTCTGGTATGGGTAAAAGGTTCTTACAAGAACATAGATTGATGTCGGAAAACGGAGACCAAAGGTCTACAAGATACTTACAAGAACTTGATCTTTCCTGGGAAGATGTAAGCAATTGGGAAAAAGATGGTCAAAACCTAGAAAACCACCCTAAAGTCAAATTAGCCTTAGCTAGGTTTGTAGATGAATCTATCGTTAGACCAAACGCTGCAGAAAGACCTGTGTGGGCTTCTGACCCTAGGTTTGCTTTAATTTGGCAGCTTAAATCTTTCTTTTACGCTTATGGTAAGAATGTCGTAGGTGGAGTTATGAGAGAATCTGGAAATAGGTTTAATGAAGCAGGTCTAACTGCGGCAGGAATGCCGTTGTTTTTAGCAGCTACAGCTCTTTTACCCCTAAGTATGTTAGGTTTAGATCTACGAGAACGTTTTAAAGTAGGGTTGGCATGGGCATTGCCTGGTATTAGCCCTGATGATAAAGAGTATAGAAGGTCACTAGACATGGACTGGGGCGAGTATAGTTTTGAAATTATTGATAGATCGGGGGCTTTAGGTCCTTATGCTCTAGCAGCTCCTTTGTTTATGGCAGAGAAACGTTATGGAGATCCGTTTTGGGTAAGTCCATTAGGCCCGGGTTTTGAAAAAGCGTTTGACTTAACTACTGGAGACTTTAAAGTAAAAGATATAATTCCAATTTACAGTCAGTTATAATTAAAATATGGCATATTCAAGTACAGTTAAATTAGTAGTAGGTGATACTTTACCTGAGTTGAACTTTACCCTGAAAGACAGCAATACTGCGGCTTCAGGCAAAACTTTAGACGAAGAAGATAACACTACT